ATCTCGAATACAAGAAATGGCAGTTGCAACAAAGGAACAGGTAGAAGGACTAGTCAACATCGGAGGCAGGAGGCTGAAGGGTAACGAATTTGTCGCTGCCGTAGAAGGGCAACTTGTTAAAAATATTACGGATGCCATGAATAAACTTGGCATTTCGATAGTAGATAACCTAGCAAAATATGCACCCGTAGATCAGGGAAAGTTAGCAGGTTCTTTTAGGGTTTTAAAAGTAAGCGAAACGAAGACCGGGTACCGGTTAGAAATTAGCGTAGGTGCTGAGTATTCAGATTACCAAGACAAAGGGGTAAGGGGTATCCAGAACAGGCGCAAGACCTACAAGAATGCTGATGGTAGATTCTATCAATTCAAAACCTACGGGATGCCTGTTGAAGCCTTGCAAGGTTTAGAAGGATGGATGAAGCGTAAGAACATGGAGATCGAAGCAACAAACCTAATCGAAGGAAGACAGATGTTACCACAGATTTCAACTAGCGCAAAGAGGCTAGCATACTACATTAAAAAGTACGGTATTGAAGGAAAGATGTTTGTGAAGAAATCAATTGACGAAGCAACCCCTGAATTTAACATCGACATTCAAAACATTGGATTTAACTCCTTGACCTTAAAGATAAGCAAATGATAACCCTAGTAGAACCTACCAATAGTATCCTGCCTGCATTCAATCGCATTAACTACACGATCAGCAGCACCAACGCAAACCTCTCAGGGTTTAAGTATGTGGTCAAAGTTTTTAATACTGCAAACGAATTGATCACTCAGGCATTCTATGACTCCCCGGCTAACCCTGCGGATTCTGTTGAGTTTGATGTCAGTAAATTTGTATCTGTAAACTTTACCTACTCAAGCGGATTCTATCAGGTAGCAACCTCAGCTAGCAACACCAACGTAATCAAAGGCTACTATCTTAAATGCTATGAGTACTACGAAGTTGCAGGGGTATTCCAGATCGTATCAGCTTCCGAGGTGGTAAGTGCTACGAAGTATGCCTTGGCTGCTTCTTTTCCATTACTAGAATTTGATCTATGGTATTCAGTATTTACTGGAGTTACCTTTGCAAATTATTTAGAATATACTGGAGAAAGCTATACGGAATACAGGCCTTTAACAGATTGGACTTCAATAAAGCTAAGGGAAACAGATTCGCAAATATTTGGCTTTCTAAATACAGGTCTCTTGACTAACTGCGAACTGCTAGTCACCTATGCAAACGCTACTACATCGACCTACTACATTACTCCTTCAGCCGTTGCTACTCCTAGCGTGACCTACATCAAGATCACACCTTTGACCTATGGCGGAAGCATAGATAATATTCAGGTCTTTGCGAATTGGAATAACGGATCAGCAAGAAGGGCAAAATTTGCTACTATCTTCATTCAGTCCTGTGGTAAGTTTGATCCTATGCGATTGGCTTACCTAAACAAATACGGGGTTTATGATTTCTTTAATTTTGACCTAGTAAGCAAGACTACCTTCGATGTTGAAAAGAAAGGATACGAGCGGAACTACACAGGCAGCATCTATGAATCGGACGGGATCAGGGTAAAAAATATTAACCCGATTTACTACACAAAAGAAACTCAAAAGTGGAAGATTATAAGTGACTATTTAACGGATGCACAAGCCGAGATCCTGCGGGAGTTGTACTCGTCCCCATTGGTCTACATGAATTTGGTAAATGATAATTACATCAACCCATCATGGATACCTGCGAAGCCTACAGCGACATCCTACGAAGTTAAAAAGACAGCGGTGGACAAAGTATTCAATATTGAACTAGACCTTGAATTTCAGCTTATAAACAATCGACAGGTAATATGAGCGCAAGACTATTTGTAGAAGGCTATGAAGCCGACACCCTTGGTGATATCGATGTAGAATTTACCTTTTCGGTTGCGGATATTAGCGACATCGAAAGAAGGAATACTAGCTTTTCTAAAACTTTAACCCTGCCAAGTACTGCAAGAAATCAGCAGCTATTCGGGAACATCTTTGATATTTCGGTAAATAATAATAACAACATAAACAATCCGAACATAGGGCAGAACTTTAACCCGGCAAATCAGGCGAAAGCCCAAATCTTCCTAGACAACGTGAAGATATTTGATGGGGTTTTAAGGATGTCTAAGATCGTCAACAGGCAAGGGGATATCACCTATGAAGTTAATATGTTCGGCAGGCTGAGAGACATCTTAGATGCCTTGGGTGACCTAACCTTAGCAGACCTTGATTTCGATGACTATGACCATACCTACAATCAGGCAAACATAGAAGCAAGTTGGGCACGGACTGAGTGGGTATCTGGGGCGCAAAACTATGTCTACCCTTTGGTGGATTACGGATACAGCGCAAACAACATAAACTATCCTTTAAAAAACTTCAAGCCTGCGGTATTTGTAACTGAGATTCTAGAGCGGATATTTGAGGAAGCAGAATTTGAGATTCAGGAGCCAAAATTTTTTGAATCTTTCTTTTTCAAGAAGTTGATTTTGTTGACTGCTGAAAAGAGCATCACTAGGGAAGTTCTAAATTTGCTAGATCAAAGAACAAACCTGCTGATTCAAAACGTAACCTCCACACCTAGCTTCTCACAACTCCTAGTTTTTAACAGCGTATCTGCACCTAGCTTTACGATTAACGGGGCAGGGAATAGATTCACCTACAATAAAACTCAGGGTTTAAACACGGGCTTGAATTTTAATGTTTCGCTCAGCTTTACTTCATTAGCAACTTTTACAAAGAACCTTTGGACTGTTTCGATTTTAAAAAATGGGTCGCAAATTCTATCTGAAAGTGAGACAGTAACTATAGTACCACTAGGGGGAACTTACACTTACAACATCGCAATATCAGGCGGAGTCACCCTTGCACTAAATGACTATTTCGAAGTAAGATTAACCGGTCAAGCTGATGGTGGTGCAGGGTATAATGTTAACATCCAGAACACATTGACAGTCGCACCGGGTGGGGTTTTAAAAATTGGTAGCACTATCCCTGTTGCGGTAGATGTGGTGGAAGGCGATACGATGAAGATCAATTACACGATGCCGAAATCTATGAAGCAGCGTGACTTCCTGAAGTCTATTATCTCGATGTACAATTTGTACATAACTCAGGACAAGCTTCAAACAAACGTACTCGAGATCATCCCCTATAATGAGTTTTTTAAAACCTTCAAGGATGAAGCTATAGATTGGAGTGACAAACTAGATGTATCCCAAGAGGTAGTCATAACCCCATTGAGCGAATTATCAGCAAAGGAATATAGGCTTATGTTTGACGATGATTCAGACTATTGGAGTCAAAGCTATAAGACCAAATTCAATGAAGGGTATGGGGAAAAAAGAGAGATTATACCGAATGATTTTGTAACAGAAACCAAATCTGTCAAGGTAGTTTTTGCGCCTCCTGTAATGCGAGAAGAAGCAGCGGGTAGGGTGATGGTACACCTTTACAAGGTTGAAAACAATGTAAAGATTCCAGACAACTTTAAGCCGAGAATAGTATTCTTTTCCCCTAACACACCAAGCCCAACATCGTGGCAGATTCAATATGCAGCAGGGCCAGTAACTTATAATACCTACCCTTATGCGGGTCACGTTAACAGCTTAGTAGATCCTGCTTTTGATCAGCTATTCCACTACCCAAAAGAGGTGTATTTTGCTATCGGGGCTTACCCTGAAAATTCAAATTTGTACACGGAATACTACGATAATCTAATTAGTTCAATAGGTGACAGAAACAGCAGGCTTCTGGAGGGTTATTTCTATTTGACCCCTACAGATATTTCCAACTTGGATTTTAGGACGATCATCAAAGTAGGCAATCACTTCTTTCAATTGCAAAAGGTGGATAAGTACAATCCGATTGCAAACGGGTTAAGCTATGTTTCGCTATTCAAGATCCTAGGTGAACTTGAGCCTCAGGATTATGACTACATACTTCTGGAGAATGACTTCTTCATGTTGCAAGAAAACGGGGTAAACAAGTTTTATATTTAAAATCATGGCAGATAAAAGGATAAGTCAATTAACAGATCGGGGCACGGTTGCGAATAGCGATGTAGTGCCTATCGTGGTGAGCGGTGCGGTAACAACTAACAAAGCAACCATCTCAAGCATCCAAACATTCATGCAGGGTAACCTTGATCTAGGGGTTACTTCTGTAGGCATAACCCTAGGAAGCAGCGGTACGGATGTAAGTGTGAGCGGATCACCTGTAACTAGTTCAGGGAATATCACTATCAATATCCCTACTGCCTCAGCTACCAATAGAGGGGCTTTGTCATCTGCTGATTGGTCAACTTTTAATAGTAAGGTATCAAGTGTAGGTCTTTCTATGCCTTCTGCTTTCACTGTATCAAATAGCCCGATCACAGGAAGTGGAACTATAGCTGTCACAGGTTCAGGTACTGTATCCCAATACATCAGGGGTGATGGTAGCCTAGCAGACTTTCCTCAAGGTGGAGGTGGTGGCGGTGCTTCGGTTTCCTACTATCTAAATGGATCAGTATCTCAGGGTACTATCGGAGGAATTGCCTATAGAGAAATGAACAAGACACCTATTTTTGGTGCAGGTACAGATTTCGTAGCTATTGCAGACGGGTATCTAGCTTCATTCATTACGGATGCAGGTGATCCTGCTTTGCTAGAAATCCCTGCGGGGAATTGGAATTTTGAAACTTATTTTAGTGCATCTTCAGCAGGCGGTACTCCTAGCTTTTACATAGAATTATACAAGGTAAATTCAGGCGGAACTGCTACCTTGATAGCATCAAATTCAGCCACACCTGAACTCATAGCATTTGGTACTAGCATCACTCCTTACTTCTCTGCTTTGGCAGTTCCTACTACTACCCTAGACCTTACAGATAGACTAGCCTTGAGGTACTATGTAGCAAGATCAGGAAGGACTATCACCATGCACACGGAAAATAGTCACCTTTGTCAAATCATTACCACATTCACCACAGGATTAACTGCTTTGAATGGCTTGACTGCGCAGGTGCAGAACTTTGCAACTGGAACTACTGGAACAGACTTCGGTATTTCAAGTTCAACTTCTACCCACACCTTCAATCTGCCTGATGCTTCGGCTACGGCTAGAGGGGTAGTCACTACAGGAACTCAAACCTTTGAAGGTGCAAAGACTTTCAATAGTAGCGTAACGGCTTCATCATTAATTAGAACAGGCGGTACTTCTAGCCAATTCTTGAAGGCTGATGGTAGTGTAGATTCTAGCACCTACTATTTAGCATCAAACCCTTCAGGATTTACTACGAATTTGGGAACGGTGACATCT